AGCCAGAGATAAATTTTAGGTCGCAGGAAGAAAGATTTGAGTCAGCATTTTGTGCAGCAATGAATTACATTGATGAGATGGGTAGAAAAGAAAGTTTTTATGAGTATGCCGTTACTTATTGTAATGAAGATGTTGAAGGAATTTATGAAGAGCACAGACAAAAAGATGTTCAAAGAATTTTATCTTATCTTAAAGAGAAGTTTTCTCTTGTTGAAATAGAGCTCCTTTTTTATTTGATTGAAAATAAGAAAATTGATATGTCATATTTTAATCCTGAAGAAAAAAAACCGGAAGAAGATAAATAAATGCTTAATCTTCCTGTTTCATGTGGGTTTGTACCAGAAGACGTGTTGTATGATTTAAATGCATCGCAAGCGTTGGTGTATGGAACAATTCATTATTTGTCTTTTAATAAGATAGCGGTTACAACACCTATTATTCAAAAATATTTAAAAGGGATTAGCAGAGCAACTATTATCAGTGTGATGAGATTTCTTATAGACAATTTTTTTATTAAAAAACAGAAAAAAGAAATTCTATTCAAAACGCGTCACAGCAGAAAGAGCAAAAATTTTGTCGAGGCAAAAGAGTTGTCCGCTACTCATGTTGGGGCTTATCTTCCTATGTGTATTGCATCTAATCCAGATTTTAAACGAATAGAAAAAATGATAATCGCTTTTATGTATGGGTTTAATAAAATTGATAAAGACTTAAAATTTAGCATGTCTTTTTTAAATACATACGAAACTTTTCGTTGCCGAGGATTAATGAGAGTTTCCCTAGATAAATTGGTTAGTTTGGGGTTGTTGCTGCGTTACGTAAATTCATTCCCTAAAATGTATTATTATCAAGTAAGTGGTGGGATTGATAGGGTTTTAGAAAAATATGAAGGAGAAATCAATGCCTAAAATGCCTTTTACAACAGAAACGTTGTTACCCGTTGTAAGTGATTTAATGAATATTACACGTGAGTTAACGGCAAGAGATAAAGACAAAGCATGTGAGTTTGTGGCGCACCTCGTAGCTAATGGTGGCAATAAAACAAAAGCAGCGCTTGATGCTGGCTTTGGTGAGACTGCGGATAAGAAAGGGGTAAAGCCTAAAACAGAAGAACAGAAAATTGCATCAGCTCGTAATATGGCGTGTGACTTGTTAAAAAATCCATCAGTTAAGCTGGTGTACGACCAACTTTTTGAGCAAAAGTTTGCTGGCAATATTTTACGTAAGCTGATTACCAAAGACCATATGATTTATTTGTACTACGCTGTGTTTCATCATTACTGGCTAGACGATAAAAAATGCGGACATGCTTTAACAGCATTAAATGAAATATGTAAGCTAGAAGGGTATCACTTGCCAGACGCAAATACTAGTGACGAAGAAGCAAAAAGGTTGTTGGCGCAGTTCTTGGAAAGCAAAAAAGTGCTAGGACATATGCAGGAAATTGATGAGTCTAACCTACAGTTGGCGCCGAAGCATTAGGGGAATTGTAAAAATGAGTGATAAACGATCTATTGAACAAGAGATGTGTATGGTTTGGGTGTGGGGTAAGCTAAAAGACCATTTGGGGGAAATGTTGGATGCTTATAAAGATGACGAATCAATTATAGAAGCTGGCGATAAAGCTTGCGAAGAAATTGAGAGGCAGATTGAAAATATCAAGTCAAAAGACCAAAAAAGGATAATTTCTGCACGCCTTGAAGATTTAGAACAGAGCGTTCAAGGTGAGGATGAATAAATTATTATTGGTGTTTGTAGCGAGTTTAACTTTAAGCGTTGGGTGTACTAACGCAAAAGCAACCAAAAAGGTTTTGCGTGCTCAGGGGTACGATAAAATTGAGATAACAGGATACCGTTTTTTTGCGTGTGACCATAAGTCTGATTTTTATCACACCGGGTTTAAAGCTGTTAGCCCGTATGGAAGAGAAGTGTCGGGTACTGTTTGCAAAGGGTTTTGGTTTAAAGGGTCAACTATTAGGTTTGATTGATGCGCAGAGACTTTGAAATATTAGGTTTTAGCACATACACGGATAAATATTGCTTTGCTTATATGAAGTGTGCTTTTTGTGGCGCGTTAATAGGAAGAACAATAGATAATGTATCAATAGTAAATCCAAGAAAGAGGAATATTGGAGATACGGTTACTAGCAATTGTTATTGTTGCGATAATTTGGAGGGGCGGCAGGATGAATGATTGTGCTATAATCGGTTAACTCCTTTACCTTTAGTGTAGAGCGAGCATTCGAGGTCGCTACGGCGGCCTCAGCTATTTGTGAGGAAGGTTAATGATTATCTTTATTGTGAACGTAGTATTTCTTATTGGGTGCGTGACAAGCATTACGCTGGCGTGTGTAGGTATAGCTTTTCTTGCAAAAAAAATTAAGCAGCGTAAAGAGTGGCTGAAATGGAAGAGGCAAATTAATTTATGTAAGGGCCGTTACAGGTATGCTCTTGTTGATTTTGAATTTCCTGGAAAGCCGTTCGGAGGAAATGATAAATGTTGGGTATGCAATCACTCTTTTTTAAAAAATTCAGAAGACACAGATTATTTTGATTGCAATGTCAATTTAATTTATAGGTTAATTCCAGCTTCAGGGCAAAGCGCTGATAAAAGATTTGCGTTAGCAATAAAGGCATATATTCATAAAGATTTGATATTGTTTGCGCGCAATAGGGAGGCTTTAATAAACATTAAATGTTTTGAGCCCATGTTGTTTCAATGGTTGTCAGAGATAAGATATGAAAGTCCGTGCCATCTTCAAATAAAAAAAGATGAAAGCACAGCTCTGATTCCTTTTGGCCCTTGCGCCTAATCCTGATGTGTTATAATATATAACCGGGCTAAGTTAAGGAAGAGGGGGTGGTATGTATAATACGGTAATATGGGTTATTTTTTGGGGCGTATACATTGCTTATGGGTTTGGGGTGTATATCGATACAATGGATAGATATCAGTGGAATTTCATCGCGCGAGGAAAGGCGATGAGTGCTGAGGATTTAGATGAGGCAAAAAAGAATGCCCTTAAAAACTCGAAGAGATATGTTATTTATCCCACCATTATCGGTTGGTCCGTCGTGCTATTTATCCGTTATTTGTTTTAATTTGGGGGCGAAATGATTAGTTCAATTTTAGTGGCCGTGGTTGTTTTATATTTCTTGATAGGCTATGCAGAGTTTATGGCGCAAAATCCAGATGTGGGGCTTGTGAAAGGGTTTAAGGGATACGTTCTCGGATTGTTGGCTAAATTGGTTAGGGTGTTTAAAACGCTTAAGAGGAAATGAAAAAATGATTGATTTAGATGAAAGCCAAAAATATCAAAAAATTATTAGCGATGTGTTTCTTATTGCTTACGATGCTCATCGTGGCCAAAAAAGAAAGTATGATGACACTGACTACATTTATCATCCTATAGCTGTAGCGCGTATGTGTGCTGGTTTTGGTGGTTCTGTTGAGGTTATTTGCGCTGCTTTGTTGCATGATGTCCTGGAGGATAGCGACCTATCGGCTAGCAAGCTAATGGAATTGCTGTTGGCTATTCCATCGATATCAAAAGGGATGGCAATGAGTATACATTGCATGGTTCTTGAAGTAACCGATATTTACACGCATAAAGATTACCCTGACTTAAACAGGGACGAAAGAAAATATATAGAAAATAAAAAATTGTCTAGAATTTCTGAGGGGGCTAAATTAATTAAAAAGTGTGATTTGCTTGACAACGCTCAATCAATATTTATGCATGATAAAAAATTCTACTACACTGCTTTCTCATATGAAATGGATGCTTGTATTAATGCAATGTATGAAAAAGAACTTTTGAGTGTTCACCCGCTAGAAATTTTAGATAGAGCTTGCAAATATATAGTAAATATTATTTAACAGCTGCAAAAGTATGTTATAATATATAACTTAACAAAGGGGGAAACCAAATGATTAAACACAGAGTTTTTACGCTTGAGTTTGGGGCAGATAACGAAGATATTTGTGATGAGCGTTTAGATGCGTGTCTCAACGACGGATGGAGAATTGTATCTTATTTGCCTAATGTGGTTGATGATAGCGGAACCGCTAATGAGCCAGGAAGCGTTTATACCGAGGTTATGGTGGTTTTGGCTAAAGAAGAAGGGCGTGATGCCAAAGACCAAGAAAGACATAATTGCCATATGAGCGATTTTATGGCGCTCTTGAAAATGAACGACTTGGCGAAATGCGATCAACTGAGTAGGTGTGATGTTGATGACGATGAGAATGAAGTCAAAACTCAAGCCGTGAAAAATGACAGCATAAGTATCCGGCTTAAACGTGAAGAGCTTGTGTTTTTGAATGTTTTTATGCGCATTGCAGCAGACAATCCTATATACGGCGCTCACGAAAGAGAAAGCGCACTGGAAAGAGAAGTGCATGCCGAGTTGACGAATAAGTTAAATGCGGCGACAAATGAATCGGAAAGATGTAGAGAGGAACTCAGAAGCAAAAAGGGGGGGGTTAAAATACTTAGCAAAACTACGCTTGAGAGGATAGATTTTATGTTGGGGGGTCTCTGATGAATAAGATAACACGTAAAGAGCTTAGTGATTTGTGTATTAAAAACAAATTGGCTGATTGGGCTACATATGGGGGTGGGCTAATTCTTGCTTGTCAGAACGATGATTGTGATTGCGTAATAGATTTTTCTAGTGAAATGATAGCCGTGGCGGAAGCTTTGGGTGTTGAGGTTGTTGATAGCTATTTCAGCGATGAAGAGCTTGAGTTTGATGATGAGGAACTTAGATTCTTAGAGTTTGCCGCTAAGGTTGCTAGGAACACCAGCGTTTTTGGTACCGCTTATCAGAAAGAGATGTCCGAGCAGGTGACGAAGAAAATTAAAGAAAAACGAAGAAAAATGAAAGGTGGCTGCTACAAAGAGGGGGTGCGATGAATAAGCTAATTGTTTTTATTTCAATAGCAGTTATTGTTTGTATTTTTGGTTACTCGTTTATTGCGTTTTGTGCTCTCGATATTTTATGGGTAACTAAGCTCCATGGTTTGGCTGGGTTTGTTGGGAGGGGGGCGTTTGCCGCTTTTGCTCTCGCTGTCGCAGGTGATATTTACAATCAAAATTTTTAATGGAGGTTTATCATGAATATGGAAGATTACATAAAGAAAGCAAAAGATGAAGGCTTTTCTGTTTCATTTGCAGGAAGGGGGAATTTTTTGTCTGTTGCATCTTGGATGGCGTCTTATGAAGGGGTTTCGTCGTGCGGGAATTATCATTTATTAATTAGCGCGGTTGGAAGGCCTAATTTACAGGCTAGCTTGACTGTTGATGTAGATTTGGATGACGAGTCACAAAGTAACTACACTTTTTTAAACGGGTCTTTAACGGCAAAACTTCTTGAAAAAGAAATTACAATTTCAGTTGGCCCCAATCCCGAGCAACTTTTGGATAAAATAAAAGAGGCTAAGAAGTTTTTAAGCGCCAAAACATCTGCAGTAAGCGGCCCTTAGAAACGAAAAAAACCTCAAATAACCCTTGACTTCTTGCCCAGATACGTTATAGTTTATAACTAACAGGAGGGTAAAACAGTGAGGATAAAGAAGATGTCTACAGCATCATATTTTATGAAGTTCTCTTTGCTTTGGTTTTTGTTTTTTACCGTGTATGTAGGCTTGGGTGCGGTGTTCCCTTCGGTGATAGGCACAGATTCGGTTGCGGGCATAGCCAGGCGTTGTGTCTACATGGTCACAGCTTTTTATTTGTGGAACGCATTTAAGATAAGGGGAAGATAATGACTAGAGCAGAAAAGATTAAAGAGGACGTCTTAGAGGCGGTTTATCGGGTAGTCTGCAAGCAGGCTGAGGATGGCAAGATGTCAGGCGCTACGGCTTCTGATGTTAAAGGGTGGTTTGTTGATAATGAACCGATGTTAGCTAAGTCTTCGTTGCCGACAATTCGCGATTCTTTGTCTCTTTTGCATTCAGAAGGCGCCATACAAATAACTAATCCAGGCAAAGGTCCATGCAAGAAGTATATAGATGTTTAATTTCAAGAAAGTGAAAACGTATGTTTCAGCGTACGAAATTAAAGGTAAGAAAACCCCAAAGCACATTTGGTTTAACAGGAAGATGGGTGGAGACAAAAATCATGCCAAGGACCTTTTAAGGTTTTTCTGCCAACAAGGGTATAAAGTTGAGCGGATTAATGCCGATCGTGTATATATGGTTATGAGTAGCTAAGAGGTAATAAAAATGCTTACATTCTATAAATGGCTAAACAAGCACCCATTGGTGGCGACTATTGGTATGTTGCTATTGTTATTTGATGCCACGTTCGGCGTGTTAAATGTTATTCAGGTTTTAGGGGGTTAGGTATGATAATTAGCACAGAACTTTATCCTGTGTTGGAAAGGTTGGCTAAATTGGATAAGCAAATAAAAGAATTGCAACAACAAGAGCCGCGCCCTTGTGCAAAGATTGTAACCTACGAAGAAGTTGAAAAGGTTTTTGGTAAAGGGGTTAAAATATTGCTTGCGCCTAAAGATATTCAGGAGAGCAAAGATGAAAACGGGTAATTCATTAGGAAATTTGGATTTAGCCACAATGTTATTGTGCGCGGAAGATAAGAAGGAGGTTGGTGATGAAGATTAATTGTATTTTAGTTTTAATAGGGTTGGTTCAGATGGCGCAGGGTTGTTTTCTGGCCTATCTTTGGGTGGCTAACCTTAAAGCCAAAAAAGCATTAAGTTACTTAAAGGAGCGTGTCAATGCCAACACAGACTACATCTTTACGCCTGAAGTGGCTAGAGGGTTAAAATTATCATCGCCTATTATGAGAAATGTCTATGAAACTGTAATGGCTATGTACGATAAAAAAATTATTGGGGATGATGAAAGGGAGAAGTTTGAGGATTTGATTTTTCATGTTGATAGTGAGAGTGAATAATGAGCATCTATTACCTAACAATAATAGCGTGCGTATTTTACATGCTATGGATTGCTAATAGGTTTTAGAGAAGGAGCTTTAAGTGAGGTTGGTGTTAATGAAGTTTTTGGCAAAAATAATAAATATCTTTAACAAGAACAACCCATGCTTGGTATGTATCAACTGTTGTTCTTTTGTGTCAAAAGATAATTTGGTTTGCATAAAAGAAGAGGACAACTTTGAGAATTCGGGATTTGTTACCGGATGTCCAAAATGTTACCCGGATTAAAACAGTTGACAGATTTGTTTAAACCGTTATAATATGTAACTTAAACATGAGGGGGTATTATGTTTAGGGAAAATCTAAAACGGCTGCGTCTGGAGTTATGGGATTCGCAGCTTTCATTGTCTAAAAAAATAGGTATTAGTCATACCACAATTCATAATATGGAGAAAGGCGCAAGCGAGCCTTCTATGCAGACGCTACTTAAATTGTCTAAGTTCTTTGACATATCAATCGATGAATTAGTTGGAAATAATAGGGGGAAGAAATGAGATATTTATACATTCAGGAAAAATTCATTCCAAAAGATAATGAAGAAGAAGTAACAGCAAATCATTTTTTTTATTTGGACTCTGTGGCTTTTTTTAAAAAGCTTTCAAATGAAGACACAAAGCAAGACCCAGCCAGAACCGTTTTGGTGGCGTGTTATGGCCCTTCGCAAATGATGGGGTCTTCTGATGCGAGATGGCTTTACAGTGAGATTTTGTCTGTCATTACAAACTGCAAGCAAACGTATAATTTTTTAATGTCAGAGCCAAGGGTTCCTAATGTTGAGTTTAAAGAGGAGAAGTAGTTATGAAATATGAGGATGGTGAAGTGTTTATAAAGTCCCAGCTGTGTGCTTTGGTGCGAAGGTGTTTGTTTGAAGAAAATACTAGCTTTCTGGATAATGTCGATGCAGTTATTTATGAATTTTGTTTAGAAGAGGATGACAAGGAGAGATTGCGCACATTTTCTCATCGTCTGCTAGCTGAATTTGAGGATAATGTTTTTGATTTTATCAAGGAGCTTTAACATGGAATATTTATACATTCAGTACAAATTTATAGATACGGATGACGGAGAAGAAAATAATATTTATGATTTTTATCTATTGGAAGATATTACCAATCTGAAAAAAATTAAGCGCGCTAATAGCGATGATATGACTGTATTGCGCATTTTTCATAAAACAGAGAATCCAACCTCCTTTAAATTGGAATTAATTAATTATTGCGTTACTTCAAGCAAATTTATCCATAAGTTTTTAACTTCTTACCCTAAAATAGATTGCGAGCTTGATGAGCAAGAAGTTTAGATGAAAGCGGTGGAATCAGATAAAATGTTTTTAGATTGCTTTATGCAAACAGGTGAAAACAGCTACCAGGAGTTTTTTCTGTCAATTTTTGTTGACATACTTGTGAAAAAGATAAGAAAGCCGCCTGGCAATAAGTTTACCCCGATAAAAAAATCTAAAGTAACAGGGGAGTTAAATAAATATATTCCTTTCCGTTCTAACGGTATTAGAGCAAGTGAGGGACCTTTCCGTGAAATGGATTTGTGTATACGTAGTAATTTTTGTGAACCATATGTTTTGGCTGTAAAGTTTGACAATAATTTAGAGTTAGATTTTTGTCTTTCGAGCTTAGCTAAAACGCCTATGCGTAAAATAGATTTTATTTTAGATGTTATTTTGCATGCTACCTATCTTTTTGAAAAGCTTGGTATCAATCCTGCAAGTCAATGTAATCAGAGAATTTCAATTTTAGATGCTGAGGACGATGTTGATAAAGCTATAACTGCTCTTGAAGAGGTTTTATCTGATTTTGGAAAATCTAATGGATAGAAAAATGAAAACAGATGATGGTTTTATTAAGGGTATCGACTACGAAAATGACAGGGGAGACTACTTTGTTGCGCTTATGAAAAAATTATCCGATGAGATAATGTTGTCATTAAAAGCTATCCCGTATGTTAACGGTTGTGAAATAGGAGAGAGTCCATCATGGCGCTCCCCTTACTGTTCACGGCTATTTACAGTTAAGGAAGGCCCGTTTAGGGAGTTGATGCTTGCAATTTATCCTCCCATTAATGGGTTTGAGTTTAAGTGGGGATTTTGTATTTGCTTTGACGAGCATCTACATGCGCTTAGTTTTTGGGACCAAACAGAAGAGGTGAAATCAAAAGCGGCGCAATTAATTTTAGATGCGGTTCCTAAAATGGTAGCCGCCCTTAATAAAATCAAAGAATCAGGCATAACTTTTTATGACAAACCCTATGATGATAAAACCTACTACATCAGGATTAACGGTAATAATTTTGACAAAAATCTGGGAGATGTGACCGAGAAGATTTTACGGGGTAGAGGAGATTAAAATGTATATTGGATGTGTTTTGATAATCTTTTTGTGTGCAATTTTTTTATTGGGCATGATTATAAGATATCGAAGAGAAAAGATATTAAAAATAAAAATGTTAGAGTACATATATGAAAATGGGCCAACAACAAGGGGTGAGTTAATAAATCATTTTTGCGGTAAAAATAGCAAAAACGACAAAGATTTTTATGATGGTTGATAAAAAATAGACCATAATATATAATGCAGCCATGCTGCGCCCTGAAGAATTCGAAGAAGTTAAGCAAGACCTAGACAGTACCCGCCAGACGTTACTGGATGATTTCTATTTCTTTGTGCGCTATTCGTTTGAGATGATGACTGGCCGCTCTCTTATTATCCCCAACCCTGTTTCAAGAAAAAACCATGTGTTGTTGGTAGCTAAAGGTTTCGAAAGAGCCATAAGAGGTGAGGCCTTGCAGCAATACATAGGCATTCCTCCTCGTCACGGTAAAACGCTATTAGCCGATAACGCGATAGCATGGTGTTATGCTCATGAGCCAGCAGCCAACTGGATATATGGCAGTTACGGCAAGTCGTTAGCCACAGAGCAAACAGAGTATATCCGCTCTATCCTTGAGTCTCGTTGGTATCAAGAATTCTTTGATGTGCGTATTAACAAAACCGCTCGCAAGAAAGACCATTTTAAAACGATGCAGGGCGGCCAAACTATCGCTATAGGGGCAGATGGCGCGGGCCTTGGGTTTGGTGCTGGGATTAAACAAACGCCCTTTGGAGGCGGTATTTTGCTTGATGATATGCTCAAAACAGAAGAGGCGCACAGTAAAGCCAAAACTGAACGCTTTGCACGGACTTATTCTCAAAATATCGTTAACCGCCGTAATGATCCTAACTTGACGCCCATCGTCATGATATGTCAGCGCTTAAGCCAAAATGACCCTCCAGCTAAACTGATGGGAGAATACGGCAATGACCCTATTGATGTTTATTCTGGCGAGTGGAAAAAGAATGCTATTGTTATTCCGGCTTTGGATGCGTGCGGTAATGCGCTGTGGCCAGAGATGCAGTCAAAAGAATACCTAGAAGAGCTAAAGCGAATTGATGAATTTACGTTTTATTCTATATTTCAACAACAGCCTATTTCGTCAGCCAATAAGATATTCAAGACAGAATTTATCAAGATTCTAAAAGAAGAGCCTGAATTTCTAGTAACATTTATTGTTGGGGATACCGCGGAGACCGAAGATTCCATAAACGATGCAACCGTTTTTCATTTTTTTGGGTTGTATGAGATTGAAATTGGCGGTGAGAAAACCGGAATGCTTGGGCTTCACTCCATCATGTGCTGGGAGATTAGGGTAGAGCCTGAGTTTTTAGAAGAAGAGTTTGAGAGCTTTTACATGCAATGCTTGCGTCATTGCTCAAGACACAAAAAAGAAAAGCCCTCACAGTCCCATATCGAAAAGAAAAGTACGGGCGTCACGCTGGTGTCTGTTATGCGCAACAAGCCCGGACTGTCTGTTATTGATATCAAAAGACCCTCTGGGAGCGGCTCTAAAATAACACGGTTTTTAAAAGCAGCCCCCTTTATAGCTAAGGGTCAGTTTTCTATTTGCAGAGATGCTCCGCATTTAGAGCGCCTTAAAAAACACCTTGACGAAATTACAGCAGATGGCGCATACAAGCATGACGATATAGCCGATACCGTGGCAGATGGTATCCGACTTGGGCTTGACGAAAAAACAATCTATAATATCAAATCAGTAAGCAATCAAAGCAATGCTGTTAATCACATCGCTTCAATCAATCGCAACCGAAGAATCAAAACCTCAAGGGGGTAGCATGGCGTCCCAAAAAACCCACAAGAAAATCAAAAAAGACATTGAGAGCAGCTTTACGTTTTTCAACGAGAATATTAAAAATCACAAAAAAAACATGCGTTTCTCATTTAAAGAAACCATTACAGATATGGAAAGAAGCAGGCTTTCTGTTGTCAACAAACCTGACATTGAGGTTAATTATGTGCAGGCTTACCTCTCAAGATTTTTGGGCGAATTTAAAATGTTGTCACCAAGCGTTGCTGTTAGAGGTAACGGGTCTGGCGATGAAGTAAATGTTAAGCAGGTTGAGATTGTCCAAGGACACATTCAGTTTATTATTGAGCAGTTCCAGAAAAGCGGAATTAGCATGGATGTTTTTAGAGAGCTTACAGGGGGTGGTTATTCTGTATTGAAGGTTTTAACAAAATACAGAAAAGAAAAGTTCGAGCAAGATATTTATTTATCTAAGGCAGATGACCCGCTAACGTGCTTTTTTGACCCCATGGCAAAATTGCTTTCAAAAGAAGACGGCAAGTTCTGCGGTGAAGTGTACCCAATGTCAAAGACTGAATTTAAAAAGAAATACCCAAAATATGCCGATAAGGCTGATACAATGAGGTACGTTAACATAGGGCAGGCCAGCGACTTTTCGTGGGCATTTAAAAGCAAAAGAAAACAAATGGTCATGTTGGTTGAGTATTACTGTGTAGAAGAAATGCAGTATGATTTGCTATTACTATCTGATGGCTCAACGCTCTCTCGCTCTGATTACAATCAATACATGAAAGAGTACGAAGCGTTAAGTTCTGAATTTAAAGTTCAGCCGCCGCTTGAGGTTATTAAATCCAGGAAGGAGAAAAAAAATATTATAAAACGTTATGTTTTATTTGGCGAAGACATAATCGAAGAAGAAAAAACATCATTACCTGGATTGCCTTACATTTTTGTTAGCTCTCAAAATATTTTCGTCTACAAATCATCATCAAGTGATGAGATACAGCAAGTAACACGTTCTTACTTAGAGTCGGCTATGGATGCACAAAGATTATTTAACTTTCTTTGTCAAACTTTGGCAAACTATGCTGAAAACTACATGAACCAAAAATTCATTGTTGATGAAAGGGCGGTTGTTGATGAAGAGTCATGGACTGACCCGCAAACGGCAAGCGTTCTTTTGAAACGTTCTATTGACGACAATGGAGAAGTTATTCATGAGGCCGTTAAAGAGGTTGTGCAACAAGACTTGCCTCCAGCTATTGTTGGCGCATTTACTCATATGCAAAACACTATTCAAAATACATTGGGCACGTATGATGCACAGATGGGGATTAATCAAAAGGAATTATCCGGAAAAGCATTAATTGCTGGCGCCACTCAAAATAACGTTATTGGTGTTCCATTCATGGGTGGTTTTGCATGCGCACTAACCGCTGCATGCGAGCTCATTTTAAAAATGATTCCACAATATTACGTTACAGCAATGACGGTGCCGTATGTAGATGATAGCGGCGATATGACATACGTTAGAGTCAACGATGATAATACAGAGGCGGTTTCGTTTAATTATAAACCAAGTGAATTTGATATTGAAATTAAATCAAGCCCAAGCTTTGCGATTCAGAAAGACCAGGCGTTAAACATGATGTCAAAACTGTCTCAATCTTTCCCTGCTTTTGGCGAGTTTATTAATCAGGTTGGATTGCCGTTTATCTTAGAAAATCTTGATATTAAAGGCATTGACAAGCTTGTGCAGATGGCTAAAGAAATGCAAAAAGCAGCGCAAATGCAAAATCAGCAGCAACAGCAGCAACCTAACCCTGAGCAGCAAGCTATCATTCTCAAACAGCAAGAATTACAGTTAAAAGCGCAAGAGGCGCAGGAGGAGGCGCAAATAAAACGTGAAGAGCTGCAAATCAGAAAGGTAGAATCAGCAAACCAGGTTTTTATGGAGCAATTAAAGCTAAAGCGTGAATTAATCAACGATGCGGCGCGCTACAAGACCCATGCGGTTGATGATGCGGCCAAAATAGCCGAAGCGGAAATGAAGAAAACCGAACAAGAGCATCAACACGCAATGGATTTATTGCATTTATCTAACACAGCAGTAGGAGAATAGCATGAAAGCTAAAAAATCTTCATCGAAAGCTAAGCGTGCGCGTGCGGCGTACGAGAAGGCAGTCAAAACATCTAAGCCAGGAGAGGGCAAACGTTTTGCTGCTGGTTCTAAAGCTATTCAAGCAACCGGCAAATCAAAAAAAGAAGCGGACGCCATTATGGCTGTTAGAGGGCGCAAAAAATATGGCAAGCAGCCTTTTGCAGAAATGGGCGCAGCGGGGCGTGCACGCAAAAAATAACGTCTTGTGGATAACCTGTGTATAACTTGCAAAATTAAATAAGTGAGTTATAATTGGCTTGTGCTTAGCGGTACCGCACGGCGTGAGCCGGATTCACTGTTTCAGCTCAGACCAAAAGCTGACGTCATTTGCACGCAGCAAAGGCCGTTTTGGCGCACTCCTTAAGTAGGCAACTTAAAAGGTAAAATATGACTGATGAAAATTTAGAGTCCGTTGATTCTGGCTCAATAGATAATGTATCTCAAGAGTCGGCTAGTCAAGGAGACGCTCAGCAATTTTTAGGCGATGCTGCGCAAACGCAGCAGCAAGAGAAAACGTTGACCCAATCACAGGTTAATGATTTGCTTGCCGCGGCGAAGCGAAAAGCTTATGAAAAAGGTGTTGAGTCAACCCAGGCAAGTCAACAGACGGCAAATCAAGTCGATCAGCAACAAGCGTCTTCTGATGTTGATATTGCTTCATTGGTTGATAAGCGGGTAGCTGAAATAGCCCAGCAGCACGAAAGGGCGTTAGCTGAGCAACAAGCGAAGGCTGAAGCGGACAAGTGTGTTCAAAAGATTCAGGAAATCGCCCAACGCGGCAAGGAATCTATTGAGAACTTTGAAGCTTCCATGCAAAAAGTAGATGGATTTCAAAATGCGTTAGGATTACTAAAGGCGGCGGCAGACATAGAAGATGCAGAACATGTTTTGCATTATTTGTCTGAAAATCCGGCAGCCATTCCTTCGTTAGATGCCTTAGCTACCAATATGCCTAAAGCTGCCAAGGCTGAGCTTGAGAAGATAGGTGCTCGATTAAAGCAAAATGCTGATGCTAAGAAGAAGCCTTTTGCGCCAGAGCCAATTAGTCGTATTTCACCAAACAATCAAACACGCGGTGGAATTGGCAGTTCTGACAAGCCCCAAAGTGAATACTCCGTACGAGACTTTATGGAGATTTACAAAGGCTAATTAATTACGCCATTTCCGCTTAACTTTAAGTTTAAGAGGTGAAAAATGGCAAACCAATTAATTGACGTCACGACATATCAGCGTGCTGAACTAGCATTGCTTCGTAACTCCTACGTTTATGTAGCTAAAGCAAACACAAAGTATAAAAACCCTCAAAGTTTTACGGGTAACTTGGGTGATTCTATCGACTTTGATTTACCTATTAAGCAGGTCGCCAACCGAAATAGTCTTGTTGTTCCTGCGTTTGACCCTGTTATTCAGCGCAAACAAACATTGACTGTTGACCAGCCTATTACAGTTGCAAACGCTTACACAGCCCAAGAGCGCATCTTTAATGTTGATATGTTTATGAACGACATTGGCAAAAGCGCAATGGCTGAACTGGGTGACGGTATTGAAGCAAACGTTGCATTAAACAACGTATCACACACGTACCGTACGTTTAACGACGGAACTACTGATATCACATCCTTTCAACAATTAGCACAAGCTGCTGCTGACTATCGCAACACGGGTGCACCCAAAGGTAATCTGTGCGG